GTGCGATCTATCACGTCAGGGAACGCTTGTGTCATGCCGTTGTCTCTAATTTGATTTCTCACTCTGCCGACAAAATCATAAATTGTGGACATATTTCCACCACCAATAAAAGTAAGGGGCGGTTAAGCCCCTCGATTATGACGAAATAACGATCGTTCTCGAAACTGGGTTAATAATGTTAAAACTATTGTCCCGAACTTGCGGCGTGCACATAACAGAGTTTTCTCTGCCATACCACAGTTTCGCATCAATGATGTTTTGATTAGCGTCGTACATCGGATAAGGTCCTTCTAGATTGTACGGAGTCTCAATACCGTACCGAGTGGAACCTTTCTGCGTCAACAGAACACGGCCATCACCAGCAACCCACGGAGCGTTGATTTTGGACAAATTCATGTTGGACCGCTGTCCAAAAGTATTTCCCGTGTCAATTAACTTAGTACCGTCCGGACTAGCCCATTTGTAGAATATACGAGCATTTTCTACATAAGTAGCGCTGTTCAAAGAGAAAATAGCCAGATTTGGCTTCTTGAAACGAGGCGAACTACCCATGAGAGCAGATGATGCAGTTAATTGCTGCAAGAAAGTATCATAATAAGCGGCAGAATCCGTATAGCCAGTAGTCATGGTAGTATGCCATCTATCATAATTTGTTACTGCACTATAACTGATCGTAGGCAAAATAGGCGTAGCGGCCGTAGGATTCAATCCTGCGCCAGACTTGAAATAAACAATGCCGCGTTCAAAATCAATTGCTGCTGTCGCAGTTGTTCCCTGGAACGATTGAATATTGGTACCGTCCCAAACACCTAGTACCAATGCAGAACCGCCAACAGTAATGCTAACAGGATTTGTTACTACAGCAGAAACTTGACCACCCGGTTGAATCTGATTTACAGAGCGAGGGCGGCAAACAGGATTATAACCAGCAACAGCGCCAACAATAGACGGAGCTAATTTATACAGATAAGCTGCATTACTGCCAGAAGGCACTGCGCTTGAAACACTAGTTCCAGGACTTGCCGGGACTTCGCCAGTAACAGTCAACGGCGCGTATTCATCAGATGCCATAATCATTTCAAGATAAGCAGCATTGTCGAGTTTACGTTTCTTGTCTTCACCAATGTGATAAGCAGCACGGGCAATAGCGGCATACGAAGCAGGACCAGTTTCTAACTGACGAATAACATCAGTGGACAAGCTGACTGCATTGCGTCTCCACGTAGGGGAGAATGACTGCCATCCTAAATTAATAGCACTGCCAGCAATTCCAACACCTTCAGCAACGGCTAAATCCATTAAGCCAGTCAGCGGGTTATATTGAGCTGCGGAAGTAAATGTTTCAATTGGCAATCTCCATTCAGATCCTTTAAAAACATCGGTGAACATAAACTGAGGGCTTTCGCAATCTTGGAACGACTGAACAATAACGGCGGTAAGGATAGTCGGCTGATTGAGCAGTTGACTCATGGTTACGCTAACGGAATCAGATAATAGCTCATAACCTTGAACATTGTCTTTCATGACTTTTAATTTTCCGTCTTGCACGCTATCGTACAAAGCCTTAACACCGATTTTTTCTTCAACCCCAGCAATTACTTTTTCAAAGACTTTTTTGTTATATGCGCGAAGTTTCGGATCACGAATAGCGCCAAATTGCTCACCGTACTCATCCATTTCTTTGAGAATGCTGTCAACAATAGGTCTCCAAGGCTTTTCAGCTTCGCCGGCCTTTACACTAACATGGCCGCCAGAGCCATCAACCACGCCGTCAAATCCAATAGAATCAAGCATCGTTTTAGCTCCTTGTGCACTAACAATTTTTACAGCGGTATCAAAAAGAGCCTCAACACTTTCTTTCGTGTCTGGCTCTCCGATTGAATCAGTTATGATTTTAATTGACTCAGGTTTAAACTTCTCTTTCAGCGTTGCAATCTTTTCATCAAGGAAAACTTTGGCCTCGGCTTTCTGTTTTGCTTTTACACCAGCTTGTTTTTGGGCTTCCACTGCATCAAGCGCAGGCTGCGCAACTTCCCCAGCCACACCAGCAAATGCGGCGCGTAATTCAGGGTTATCTTTCAATGCTTTGATCAAATCTTCTGGTTTCAAAATTTCATCTCCTCCAATGTTTTTAATTGAGTCAGTCATTTTTTCGCTTTTGCCGTTTTGTTCTAACCACTCACGGGCTAGCCCGTATCGGTCCCAATTGTCGGGGCTTACCTTGGATAATGTGTGATTGCAATTCGTTGTCTGCGTGACATAACTGTCTTCGACAAAAGCCGCCTTGCATGTAGAACAAGTATAAAAATCAATATCGTCATCATCATCCGGGCTTTGCGGTTCAAGTTCTCCTGCACAATGGGGGCAACATGGCGTTGATAACTGAATACCGTCCTCGATAATCTGTTCAATCTGCGAATCGGTGAGGACTTGTATAACGCCACAGCCATCAGTCGCAGGATTCATGACAATGTCCCATGCGTGAATATCAAGATATGTTGTCACATCAACCATGACGTTATCAATCATGCGCTCAATGCTATTACCCAGCATACGGATACTATCACCGACAGTAACCTTTTGATCAATCAATGCTTTTAAATCTTTCCCCTTTGCTGTTTCCAAAATTTCAGCATCGAAAAAAGCATCATTGCCATCCATGAAAGCATCGGTAATTTTAATGACGGAATTTTCAATCTTGGTATCAAATACATAATTGCCAGCTTTTGACTTTACTGATTTAGGATGGGGACTTTCACCTACTACGGGAAGTTTTGCTTTGAAGCGTTCAACAGCATCCGTTAAAACATCAAGAGGATATAGCCTCCGATTTTCATTGACAACATTAGCGGTGCTCCCTTTAAACCTTACTTTTAACGGTCCGTTTTCTTTTGTTGCATCGGTCAAAACCTGTACACTAGAAATAACCGTATCGGTCATTTCTTTTTTAGTCCAGCTCGATGTGTCAATGCCTTCTTTTTTAGCGGCAGCAAGAATTTTCTTTCTAGCTCCTGCCCTTTCGGCTGTAGACAAGTCTTTGGTCTTATCTACCATATCCCAAGCCAGTTTAATATGATTCTTGTCATGAATCGGGAGTTTACGCTTGCCAGGTACCGCGAATTTCTCGCCCGGTATGGCTTTTCGTTCTTTTGCGTTTAAATCAGCCAAAAACATTCAGCTCCTTTCAATTTAATATATTGCTCGCAACAATTCTCTTGGCTCCTGGTCAATCGCAATATGTACACCAGGGCAATATGTCAACGCCTGTGATAAGACATAACTTCCGTCAGGATTGCGTTGCTGTGTCTCTGTCTGGACAAGGCAGCCACCTGTGACATTGCAGACCTTGGTTGATTTTACAAAACCTTGGCTAGTAGAACTTTTCTCGCAAAGCAACTGGAAAGCATCGCCATCGCCGTAGACTTTTACATCAGATACTTTCTGTTTGCTCCATTCGACGGTTTTAGCATCCAACGTTTCTTCGACTAATTCAGTAAGCACTTCAGATTGCTGTAAATTGTCGATTTTCCTTGGTTGATTAGATACAATAACTCCGGCACTCTTTATAACTGCATCATTTTTTGCGTTTCTCGTTTTGATCACCTCCTTACGGCATAAGAAAAACGATTAGCCTTTAGCTAATCGCCAATTAGAGATTATTGGCCATGATTTTTCATGGTGATCACCTCCAGTTTTAGTCTACTGAACATATTGTGCATCGGCAACGCGGATGACTTGGGATCATGCCCTCAACTTTAGCCAAAGAATACGTGTTTCCGTTTCTCCCAGCACAAATGGGACACGTCCTGTTATCCATAACTGCCAGCCATTGTACTCTGTCTATGCCTACCTCTTTGTAAGTAGCAATCAAGCCCCTAGAATAGCCCCACGCTAACTCCGTACGGGCTATCATGTCAGACCTGCCAGATGGCGTATTCAAGCCTAATACTTTATCTATCCGGGCTTGCCACTGTGCTGTTTTCTCGCCGTTTGTGTAGGCTTCGGATAATTCCTTGCGAAGCAAGTTTTTATTTGTTTCGCTGATTATTTTTGATTGTTCTAATGCGTTTTCTTGCAAATACTGTTGCATGTCAGGGTTAACAAAGTCTGTGCTAAGCTTAATTTCTAAACCTTCGCCAATCTTTTCCCTAGCAGTATCAGCGGTCTTCCAATAGAACTTTAAATATTCATCCGTTAGTTCTGGCTGCAAACTGTCCCAAACTTCTTGATACAAGTCAATGTATTGGTCAACTAGAACAGGTGTTTTTGTTTCATCGCCTTCGGCATCAAGCATTGATTTCAAAAAACTAACTTTTTGTACATGACCTTTAGTTTCTTTTTTTAGTTCTTTGCTTACCTTTGCAAAATGTCTTCGCAGCATTCGAGCAAATCGTTTTTCTTCAGTTGCCGCTTTTTCGCCATGAAGAGGGAAATAATCTTTTTTTTTACCATCTTCCACGGCATCACTTAAAGCTACACCTGCCGTTACTGTTTGGCGGCTCAATGGTCCAGTAGATGGATTTTCAGGATTGATTTCGGCCTGTAAGGTCTGCTGATCAAGTCGATCTTGTTCTAGTTCTAATTCAATTTCTTCAATTTCAGCTTGAATCGCAGCTTCGTTTTCAAGACCGTTATCTTTGGCTGTAATAGCGACTGCAG